AGGCTCTTAGCCATCTCTCTTCGTCATTACGTCTTGTAGTCTCTGCTTTGTTGTACTTATCCATCAATAACTGCACGATGGGAGCAGCTACAGGATCTTCCTCATTGATGTTGCTCACATCTTTTAGATTAATGGATTCGTCTTCGATCAGGTTTTTATCTGCCATTCTTTACCTTTAATATCCAAATGTGGGGTCAGCTAATGACATCCCAGACTTCTGGTGTAAGGGATTGTAATCCCATAAGTTACTTCTTGGTCTACTCATAATACCATACCGAAGAGCATCGTATAAATGATCCTCAGACTTTGTATCAATATCCTCTGGATTATGTTTATCCAAAGGAATAATGGGCAATTGTGCAATTAAATTTGTACAGTTGCTAGTTATAACCAGTCTTGGCTCTTCTGTAAAGGGGTCAACCTGTAATCGCCTATGTATTTCATTCTTACCTGAAACACGACTGCCTGCACTTCTATCTGCGGGTCTCCACCGACACCCTTGCTGAATCATCTGTTCAGCTAAGGATGGACCAGTGTCTCCCCTCTTATGCCAACACGAGGAATCCAGTACACCATACCGAATCGTCCCGTCATTTTGCTCTAATTCTAAAATCATGTTAGCTAAATCTCTAGCCAACACCTTACTCACATACAATTCCCTGTAAACAACCAGCTGTTCTGAGGGGGTTACAGCAAACCAGACAATTGCTGAGTAAGAACCGTAACCATAGTCACCCGATCTGAACTTAACCCAACTTTTAGGTATGTCCATCGGATCAATAACGTGTATTTTCCGATTAAATTCAGGGAAAGCTGCTCCTTCTGATACATCCCAGTTACCCTCCAACAATTGCTTGCGTTGATGCTCTGGTAATGACAGCAGCATCGTCTCATAATCACCTTGCTCAGCAAGATATGGGTTATCTGTCAGCATTGCAGGTATAAACCTACGCTTAAACAGGGGTTGCCCAGCCTTACTGTGCCCCTTGGGGTATGTCATCATCTCCCCAGTATCAATGTCGGTAGCCCAAAACGATCTTCCCGGTCTAGCAGGGTCAATAAACATCTTCTTTACCCATGCATGACCCGGTCCACCGGGGTTGGTTGTAGCTCTCATGTAGATTGGCAGGTCTGGTGCTGTACTACGCAGACGAGAACGCATGTAATTCCACGCAAATGGGGTACTCCACTGCGTCAACTCGTCAAAACCTACCCAACTAAATGCTAAACCTTGGTACCTTAGTACGTCTTCGTCTCTATCGAGGTACGAAAACCACAATCTAGCCCCACTCGGTGCCACCCACTGCATCTTTCTCTCTGACCACTTGATACCCGGATAGATTTTAGGGTACATTTCCTGTGATTTCCAGATCAACTCACGCAATTCTTCAGTGGTATGACGTAATAACAGCCCACTAAACTGCGGATGACCCATGTATCTCAGGGGATCAGCCAACATCGCATAACTTTTACCCCCTCCAGCTGCTCCACCGTACAGTACTTCACGCTCTGGTGCTGCTAAGAACGCTGTTTGTGGACCCGGATTGGGTTTAAATATTACATTCTGCTCACTGATGTCAGGTACATAGACCTCATCACCAGTATTCTTCGCACTCGTCTCCTCCGTCAAGCTCGTTGAGGATGGCTCTTGCTTGTCTTGTTGCTTTGCCACCGAGCCTTTTTTCGTGTTTTTCCGCTTCTTCAATGGCTTTTCTGTATTTGGCAGCCCAGCTTCTGAGAGTAGAAGCTTTTGTCTGGTGATACTGCTCATGTTTTATCCTGCTTAGTAATCCTACGTGTGATATGTATCTACCTGTAGCCTTAGTCAACCAAGCTGCAACTTCTCTAGAAGGGTACTGCTTTAGATATTTCTTAGCTTTCTCTAAAGCATCTAACTCTAACGGTATCGGGTCAAGCATTAACGGATCTGTTTCCGATGTCTTGTACCCAAACGGTGCTTCAAATCTACCGTTTAGTTTGGGAATCGATATGTATTCCCCCTTCTCTTGTGCATCTTTAGGTTGTGGCAGTATCCATTTACCGATGGTAGAACGGGTTGCCATGTGCTACTCCTCGTCTGTCTGTTCCTTTGGTGGAAGAATCATTAGACCGTTAGTGGCTTCAACCTGTACCTTCTCGGTTTTGACTAAGCCTACTCGATCCAATAGATCTTTAGCAGCACTTAGTTTATCACGTAATCCTAATTCTGTCGGGTCTACCATACCACCTACAAGTGACATGGCTGCACGGGGTGCATTACGTGCCATGTACAACTGGGTACGTTCCATGATCTCGTCCTTGAGACCTTTGATGATTTCCGATGTTGGACTATTCTCTGAATAACCAGCTAACTCCTTAGCACGTACAACATCGCCACCTGCTTGTTCAAACAGAACTTCTAAAAATTTAGCTTGTTTCTCTGTGAGTTCTCTACTCATTTTGCTTTCCTAAAGGGTTTTACTTTTTTAGCAATTGCCTTGGGTTGTGCAACAAATTGTTGACCTTTCGCTTTGCCCATTCGTTTAGCTCTCGTTGTTGCCGCATATTCCGCAGGAGTAAGAGCTTTAATAGCAGCTTCTGGTAGGTACCTCTCCCCGGTCTTAGAGCTTGGCTTTCCTGATTTGGTTCGCCACTTTTGTTCGCCCCACGACTTAAGAGATAGCTGGCTTTTTTTAAGTGCAGCACTCACTTATAACCCCCACCAGCTGCCTTGTACTTCTTGGCTACTAGCTGTGCCTTTCTTGCTGACCACTGCCCTGCAGCAGTTCCATGGGTAGCCGCAGCCTTTACTTGGGCTACAATCTTTTTACGTAACTCTGGCTTGGTATAGTTACCTGCCGCATTAACAGCTAATTTCTTTTTAGTAGCCATTATTCTTTATTTGCTGGATCAAAGTATTCTTCAACGGTAAAGATAGAAGACATAGTAGAACCTGCCTCCGGTGTAGCGGTAATGTAATCACCAGAGTTAAGAACTAAATAACTCTGATCAAAAATTAAAAAGTTATACGCTGATAAAATATATCCGTTAGTAATCGAATAAGATGTACCAGCAGATGCATCGTACCACTGAATGGTGACTGTCTTATTACCACCAGTACCATTTGACACTAACAATAGTACCGCTTTAGCTGTGTAGTTTGTTGGGCACGTATAAAGAACATTTGAGGTACCAGCAGTTAAGTTAGTACCTATACTCCGTAGCTTTGGCAGAATAGCTGTAGTCATTACTTCTTCTTAACCTTTCGTGCCTCTGACAAAGCGATAGCTACTGCCTGTTTACGGGCTTTGACTACGGGTCCTTTTTTGCCGGAGTGTAGCTTCCCCTCCTTAAACTCCCCCATAACCTTTTTCACTTTAGCTGCCTGCTTTTTTACCATACCGCCCTTTTTGTATGTCGCATTCGGAGTGCTTAGCGTAGCTGATTTCTTACGTGCAATCATGTCCTGTATCTCAATCATCCTACGATTCATCTTAGAGTCAGGAACGGAACGATTAGATGCCTCTTTGCGTAAGGCAATCAATTCCTTTGTAAGTGCGTCAATCTCTAGTTGATCTTGACTAGCCATATCAGCACTTCTTCTTGCTCATACCATTCGCTTTGCTCATACCACCTTTAGCCATCTTAGCCTTCGGCTTAGCTACACCGACCATGATTGCTAGGATAGGTGCCTTGCCTGTCTTGGCAGCTTTGGAACCAGACTTGGTAACTTTGCCTTTCCCCTTCACAGTACCGCCCTTAGCCATCTTAGTCTCTTCCTTTTCTTTTTCCTTAGCTTTAGAAGCTTTGTACTTTTCAATCTCTTCCTTAGCTTTCTTGTTCTGCTCAGGTGTGCCCATCAAGTTCTCATAGGCACGCTTAAAGATGTTGGGGTTATTGCTTGGCATATTACTTCTTCGCTTTCTGTGTAGGTTTCATGGAAGCACCACAATTAGCCATTACCATACCACCCTTGTTGTACTTCATTGGCTTCTTCTTGGACATGCCACCCTTAGACATATTGATTTCTTCTTGCAACTGCTTCTTCTCTTTCTCAGTCAACTTGCCCTTGGGTGTAGACTTACCTTTACCCATAGCAGATGCATATGCCTCTTTGTCAGCAGCAGCTTCTTCCTCTTTGCTGAGTTTCTTAGACTTTTCAATCTTTTGCTCACGGGCATACTCTTTCTGAGCTGCCATTGTGTCATCATCATAGCCGGGGGAACCAGCCATCTTCTTTGCTGCCTTGTCCATCTTTTCCAATTGCCGAGTTAGAAAACGTGAAATTGCCATTTTACTTACCTTTCTTTACTTTCTGAGATTTAGGGGGTTGTTTGACTGATCCACCAGCACCAGCCCATAGTTCTTTATCAGCCCAATATGCAGCTGACATCTTGCCTTTTTGAATGTTTTTGGCATGTCTTGCTTTGAAACTCTTACGGGCTTCTGGGCTATAGTTGTGACCCATTGAACTGTCACCAAAGTGAATCAGTCTAACCTTTTCACCTTCCTTAGCCAGCACCATACCTTTTTTCTCAGGGCGGTCTGATTTAACTGGTTTGTTATAGCCGGGGAACTTCTTCCCTCTGTACTCAATAGCCATGCTAGATATTTGGTTTTAGTGTCACTTCTAAGCAAGCCATCTCGGTTTCTAGTCCTTCCTTACGGGCATACTGGTCCCATTGCCGTACAGCCTTTTGACACTGTTCAATCTTATCAAAGTTCTCATTGATCTTGAGAAAGTAACAGCCTTGGTTCTGTAGGCAGAAGACTAGCACACCGATATAGAAACTCATTTATTTGCCGTAGAATTTGTTGTAGGTATTGCTACGTGATTTAGTTTTAGCTGGGGCTTTCTTGGCTGCTGGTTTCTTCTTAACCATGCCACCCTTAGCCATACCTTCTACTTCTTTTTCTTTTTGGCTTTTTGCCCAATCACGGTACTGAGAAGTAGAAGCTGCCTTTTCTGGCTCTTCGCCCAATTTATTAAAACCCCTACGATCAAGTTCTAAAGATGCAGATTCCGCTCTACGACTTTTTCCTTTTGAGAGTTCCATTAAATCTTTTTTGGACATTCTGGACATTTCAATCATGTCCATCTCTTGCTCAATCTCACCTTTGGAATAATTACTTGGACGCTCTTTAACTTGCTTGTCCATCCAATCAGCCATCTTTTTGGTAACTTTACGGGCTACTGCAGGCATTTCACTTCTCCTTAACTAAATTTATACCTTGTAGGTTTAAGTACTCTAGCCTCGGACCAGCCCTCGGCTCTCATTGCTGCCTCTACATCCTTAAGCTTGAACTTCCTTTGGAATCTATTTTCAAGTGCCGCTTTCACGAAGAATACGTCACTATGGGGTACGTGAATGGAATCTAGTCTGTTGTTACGGATAGCAAGATAGAAATCTTCCAATACGTAATCATCACGCAAGTGGATCTTCTTACGTGATCTCTTTTTAGGTGCAGAATGCTTCGAACTACGTTCTGCAGGTACATACAGTTTTACAGTATTTTCAGACATTGTCAACCTTTGTTTTTCTTCTTTTTATAAAATTCCTAGTACGGAACTTAGTCTAACTGTCTGTCACTTTAAGTGTTACATTTAAGTGTTATTCAAAGGTAATATTTAAAGTCACATAAATGTTACCTTAAAGTACTTAAAGTAATATTAAAGTTACATATAAGTGTATAGTTTTAAGTGTATTTATACTTATATGTTTTTAATATTTTAACTATTACATTTAAGTGTATCACTTTAAGTGAGTGTCTGTTAGACGTAGTTTAACCGTACTTTCATACTTTTGTCAAGTACTTTTTGTAATTGTGTAGTATGTTACACACTTTAGTGCCATCCAAAGGTAAGCCACTTTTGGTGATTGACCCAGAATAAGCTCGCTATGCTGTTTGTTTTAAAAGTGACACCTAGGTACCAACTTAAAAATTAAACTTAACCTAGGGGCTTCTAGACCCCTTACAATCGATTATACACCATAGCCCTAGCACTTAAGGTGAAGTATTGCAGGTGAGGCAATTAACGTGAGGGGTTTCGTGTGTTGGCAGATAAGTGTAGGGTTGTTAGTGTGTACTAACCTATATAAATACCCCTTCTGTGTGTAGATACATATACATATAACGCTATACCCCCGCATGGCACTCGCCCACCCCCACATAGCGTGAGCATATGCGTGTCAGCCGTGCATAATGCACACAGAGCGTAAAGGCATACGAGGTGATACACTAAAGTGTATACGAATCAATGAGTTACAGAAATAGTTAAACTGATAACATATCAGTTAAAGTATAAAAAATGTAGCAAAATCAAGCACTTTTGGTGACCAATCCAAAGGATACCCAGTCGGTGTATGAGTCCAATTCAATACCCCACTTTCAGTGTTTCCACTTCGTTCCCCACCTTCGACCCTTCAGCTAACTTGCTTTCACCTTCGGTGTTTTCACAAACCGTGACTTCACCTTCGGTGTTTTCACTGTCGAATGTTCGTCACCAAATCCTCGTCCAAAGGTATGCGACAGTTAATGCCGAACTAGATCTACGATCTAAAAATATATTAAATAAGAAAAGGCTTGACTTGGCATGAAACTTTTACTTACGTAACTTTTTCTCGATGCCAATCCCAATCCCTAGGTCTAAAGACCTAAAGGTAGGAAGTCTGGCTAATAGGTTTAATCTTATTTACGGGAATATATTTACCCTTTAACTATAAGTGAAAGGGGATATAAATATATTCCCAATCTTGTAAATAAGTTAAACCTAAATAAGGAGTTTCAACATGGCAAATTCAATCCGTTCTGCTCTCTTAGCTAACGAAGTAGCTAACTTGGCATTCTTCAACAAAGTTGAAAAGGAAGTGAAACCGAAGGTTCAACAGGTTTCTACCGTTAAGGTAGATTCCAAACTTAAGCCAAAGGCTGACAAGAAACACAGCAAAGCTGACCTTGCTAAGTCATCGAAGATGACAGCAGAGTTCAAGGCGATCTTAGATCGTCCTTATGGCAAAGAAGGACACACCTTTGGTGAAGCAATTGAACATCAAGCTACTGTTTACAACAGTATGGTGAAGCAAAAGCGTGGTCAGCTTGAAAAGCTGAAAGTGATGGGTGAACTCTTAATAGAGTTTCGTGCCATTATCGGTAAATCCGATAAAGAGTTCGGTCAAGCCCTGAAAGCTACCGCTTTGAGTTCAGTTTCTCGTCAAGATCGTAGTGACGCTATGTGGTTGGCTGAGAATTGGACAAATGTCCAAAAGAAGATTAAAGAGTTAGATATTAACTCTTGCTCTGCTAGTTATCTTCGTCAGTTACTTCGTAAAGAGTCGAAAAAAGATGACTCTGCTACCCCACAAGAAAGTACCAAAGGTACTAGTGCAGTAGATAGCGATACTTCTAGCGAAGCTAGTTCTACTGTCGAAGGTTCGACACTTAAACTGGCAGAAAACAGTGCCGAAGGCATTGCTAGTGCAGTTATTCAAATTGCGAAGCAAAAGGGGATTAGCCTTGCTGAGATAGCTACGCTATTACTTGCCGAATCCGAAGTAGCCTAAGCTACTCTTTGCAGTACCTGACATCAGCCCCTAACGGGGCTTTTGTCGTTTATGAGGGTACTCATGCCCTGTCCGCTAACGCTCTGTGCCACATGAGGTATACATCCTTGCCATGTGATGTGTAAGGATTTGGCACAGGGCTACCTATTTTTTAATCGGAGATTAATCATGGATGAATTTTTTAGTGAAATTTCAGATGATGAATATCATCCCTACGAGCATTTTGACTACATCGATCAAGACGGGGTTGCATTAGACGATAGTCTAAATGAATTTCGTGATGAGAATGGTCAAATGGTTATTGTGCCTAAAGCAGATTGGCATATGTTTTTACAGGTAAAAAAGGAGTATTGATTATGCAAACTGAAATCGATAAGTCACACGGAAGCCCATGGGATCGTGGTGGTGCAGATAGCTACTATCACAGACCCAAAGACCCGCACTATTACCCTTTGGGTACTGGCAATGGCTACAAGATCACAGAATTAACCGATGCACAGGTGCAGGAGTACTTAGCTGGGTACGAGTGGAATGAGAAGTACGGTGACAAGAAATCTTGGGGGTAATACATAGTATTAGGGAAAGTACCTATTGACCGATGATTATTGTAGGTACGATACTGGAAATGTTTTATGGCGGTACTGTCGAACATTCGTCACTAACTAAACGGAGTTTATATGCAATTACTTTCTACCGTAGCTAACGCTAAGATCGAGAAAACCAATGCCGTTGTAGGTTCGGATTACATTTATGCCGAGATGTCACTCATGCCAAATCACCGTATCTGTGGTGG